GAGGTATCCAATAGGTTGGCCGACCTAAATTCAACGGGCCACGCTCGTCAGGTAATCCATAAGACGGTAGCGTTTGCGGATTAGTGTAAGCAGATAGCTAATTCACTTACACCTTTGTTGACTATAGTTATATATAAAAATAACTATTTGTCAATACTTTTTTTATCGGGCTGATCCCGATATGTCATAGATAAACTTACCAGAGCGGATAGCTTCCATGATTTCGTCAGAACGATTTTCGTATTCTGCGGCAGACATGCGTTGCACGTCGGACTCTTTCAGATACGATGCTTCTTCATTTTCTTGCGGTTTACTGCGACTATTTTTTGTAGCCACAGACTTTGCCGCCTCTTTGTCTGATTTGGATTTCTTTTTGCCAATACCCATATCAGCTTTGTAGAGGTCAATCGCCCTAGCAGCAGAACGTGCGTCGTTGTCGTTTTCATAAAGCGCATCCTGTACCCACTTTGGTTGCGACTCTGCCCACTCGTGAAACTCATCGCTGTCACGAATGTCATCAAAGTCTGGATGCAACCTCATTAGTTCCGCTTCAGCTTTTTCTTTAGTAGCAGACGATTGCATTTCATCAATCGCTTTAATGCGTTCTTCAAGTGCGCTAGATTGCTCACTTGCTTTTTTCATAGCAATTGTTTCTACAATAGCTGCAACGTCTGGATACTCTTTAGCCCACTCTTCAATGTCTTCATCAGACTTGGGCAGCTTCATTTCTTTTTTAGTTGCATCAGCAAGCTGTCGTTTTAATTCTGCAAGTTCTGTTTTAAACTCTTCAGCTTGTTTTTGTTGATGCCTACGAAGATCAGAGTAACGCTTTTTAAATGTTTTTTCTTCTGCGTTTGCTGGTTCTTCGTCAACTTCTTCTGCGGCTTCCTCTACGTCACCGCGCTGTTCTTTGAGCATTTGCTCAAGTTCTGCTTCTTCTTCTTTACGCTTTTCTGCATTGCTGTACTTACGTGTTGCAAATGCAACTTTCTTTTCCGGCTGCATTTCTTCAGCCATAATTTCTGCGGCCTCTGCCATTTTACTCTCCTAGTTGGGGCCAACCGTAGCCACGTCGGGTGGGGGATCAGGTAGCCAACATACGGGACTATTTTTTAGAAGCTAGTCCACCTCGCTTCATCTTTTTGGCTTTGGGTTTTCTTTTTTGGCCTAAACCACCGGCCCTAAATTTCGCTCCATAATCACCTCTATGCCTATCTGATCTGTCAGGTCTGTCACTACCACTATAGGAACTTCCTGAACCGCTGCTACTTCTGCTGCCACCGCCGGAATGACCTGCCGACTGCGAAGCATCGCGGTCTTCGCGTTCAGAGTCATCCCTATCACTTTCTCTCTGCGGAGAAGGTGCAGTAGGTGCGGAGCCAAGGTCTTCGTCATAACCGGTATCTTCTGCAACTTCTTTTGTAGCCTCTTTAATTTTTTGTTCAATGATTCGATCAAAAATTTCATCGCGTTCAGAGTCATCCCTAGAAAGTTGTTGCGCCTGTTTAAGTTGTTCACGAGTTTCTTTAGCAATACGTTCTTGTTCTGCAACTCTTTTATTGGCTTCTCTTCTAAGTGCGTCTTGTTTCATGCTTGCTAGAAGATCGCTAGTGGCAGTAGAATTGGCCCCCGATTCGTCAATAGAGGTTTTCAGCTGATTATACTCATCTCCAGTAAGTTTAAATTTATCTTTACCTCTCTGGAAATTAACTGTAACTCCTGATGGTAGAGGTTTACCAGACAAAAGACCAAACGCTGTTCCTGCAACACCAGCCATACCCGGCATAAATCCTTCAGGCATATCAAAAGAAACGCCGTATATTTCACCGCCTACACCAAGTCTACCACCACCGGGACCAAACATTTCTTCTTCTTCCCGACGACGACGTTCATCACTGTCACTTGTATCTCGTTCTGTAACTTGTGTGGTTTCTACAGTAGGTGAAGGTGTCTCTGTTGTGGGGGGTTGTTGTGCTTCATATTCTTGTAGAGGAATAAACCCATCTGGAATTGCAACAGTCGGTTGACCACCTACAAAAGTAAATACTCTTTTCTCACCAGTTTCGGGATTAATATATTCTTCAGTTGTTACAGTTGGATCAGTAGGTGTTTGTGGTAAAAATTGCTGTGGTGTGGGCAAAGGAGTAGGTGCGGTCTGTGTCGGTACAAACTGCTGCACAGGAGGTGCATAGGCTTGTGGCATAGGCGTTTGACCAAACTGCGGCATTTCGTATGGAGTAAAGCCACCTACTCCACCTGCAAATGCAGATTGTTGTGTGCCAGCAATTCCAAACGGATTAGTTTGTCCCGGTACAAAACCGCCAACATTATACTCTGGTTCATCCGTAATGTCAAGATCACTTAATTCAAAAGGAATGTCGTCAGACACAACAGCTTCATCACCGTTGCCCATCTGGCCCATGCGTTCCATCATAGCTAATCCCATCTTAGCTTCTTGACGCATCTGCATCAACTTTTCAAGGCCAATATAACGAACTACGTCAGCCGGAAATACAAACTCTCCCTCACTTAGTTGCGCTGGTATGTCATCGCGAACTTCTTCTTGTAGAGAACCAGATGGAACTTCATTCCCAGATATTGGGTCAGTGGTTCCCCCCTCGTCTTTTAGACCGCCCTCATCAAATAATTCCATTTGTTTTGCAAGTGTCATACCACCCTCGTTTAAGTGTCTTAAAAAAGGTATATAAGGTTTTACCTTTTCGTACGTGGACTTATCGTCCATATCTGGACCTTCGCCTGTGTCTGCTATCTCTCCCGGCTGATCAATAAACTGATCGCTGTCCCTTTCGGGTTTTGGAACTGGCATAGCCATTTTAGGTTTTTCAGGCTTAGGTTCAGGCAGAGGAGTAACCCGCTCTCCTTGAAACTGTTTTGGATCAGAAGCACCAGATATAGATATGCCTAAATCTTTAAGTTTTTGTCGAACACTTTTTGAATAATCAATATTCTGTTGTTCTTTGCCTTCTCCAGCACCATGATAATTTTTTAAAAATGAATCTAGGTTATCTGCATTTTTTGCTTTATCACGAATTACTATGTTAAAAAGTTTAGTATAATATTTGTTATGGTCTTCTTCAGATATATTGCCTTTACCCAAAGGACCGAAAATTTGTCTGTCATTTTTAGTTGTTCTTTGACGGCGACGATCTTTGTATAAACTATTATAATAATCTATGTTTAATTTATTAGTACCTTGAACAATAAATTTATTAACATAAGTTTTGAACCCTTCGTCTGCAAAAAGACTAGGATAACGACGTAACATGTCTTCTGCCGTGGTAGCCGTAATTTGCCCCGGACCAAAACCAGAAGAAGATTCGCCTACCTTTTTGTTACTAACTTTGGTAAATATGTACGGACCTAAGTTTTCATATCCCTGCAATTCATGGGCTGAAATAGCTTGTCTAAGAGTTCCTAACTCTATTCCATACAATGTTTCAGACATTATTTACTTCTTCTCTAAGAAATTTAAGTTTGCGCAAAGCAGCAATAGTGCCTTGTGATCTGTGTATAACTACAGCGTGATCTGCTTGTTCCAGTGCTTTTTGTTGTTGCTCTATAGCGTGATCAACATAATCATTGAATGCTTGCCACTGGCGGTTGTTGTTGACCCACGGCTTCAGTTTGCTGAGTATTTGGTCCTTGTTGTTGTGCATTACCACTAAATCCTTGTTCACCCGGAACAGGTGCTTGTCCTACACCTATGGTGCCGCCACCCGCTCCTGTCATGTCCATAGCGTCTGCCCCCGCAGGTGCGCCCGGTTGATCCGGTAGCGGTGCTTGGAACTGCTTCATCATCTCTGCTTGAAGGGCAGCTTCGCTCATGTTGTTGGTAACTTTGTCGGGATCAAGATCAAGAGATTTCGCAATCTCGCGGATAACGTACTGAAACTTAGCAAACGGCATAAGAGCAGGACTACTAGCAATAGTCAAGAACTGCATAAGACGTTGGCTACGAACCTCGTTCTTCATTAGACTTTCAGTGCCACGAGCCTTGACTTCAAGATCACCCTTAATTTCAGGATCAAAGTCAAATTGCATGTTAAACCGAAAGAAACCTTCACCAAGAGGACGTAGCAAATAATCGTCTACGTTTTTAATAACAGTTTTAATACTTCCAGCAGCAGCCCCCATCAACATAGAAATACCGCTGGCAGTTCGGCCTACACCGGTAACACCTGTCTGCCCGTGAGCAAACGAAGGAAAACCGGTGCTTTCATCCGCAAGCTGTCGCGCTTTGTCAAACAGCATCATGTTTTCTGATGACACATTCGGGAACTTTGTGCCAAAAATAGCTTGGCCCGGTGCGCCACCCTGACGACGGAATACCTTGCCCGGATACAAAGATAAGTCCTGTCCCGGCACTAGATTAGTTTCGTCTACCTCTACAATAAGATTGCCTGACAGTACGGCATTGTCCACAGCCATACGCATAAAGCCGTTCATTAGCGTTTGCGTATCATCCATGTTTTCTGCAATACCTACACCAAAGAAGCTGTATGGGTTAAGTTCATACGGCGCAGCTACATACGGAATTTTGGCAGGCTTAAATGGGTTAAGAACCATACGGATAAGTTTGTTATTTAGCACCCATACATTTGCTTGTAGTTCATCGAAGTCTTTTAATTCATCGGGAATATCTACACCGTTTTCTTCCAGCATAGTTGTATCAACCATACCCCAATACTCAAGAACTTCAAACCGGTCTATGCCATGCTCTGGGGCATAATCAGAAAGATCATCTTCCCAATATTTCTTATCATAGTTTTCACCCATTGATATGCAATTGTCAATAACTTGACCACGGAAGTATGGGCGTTTTTTCAAATTACGTAATTGAGAGCGAGATAACTTGTGCCTCTCAATAACGTACTGTGCCTCGTCTATATTATTTGAATCAGGATCAGGATAAAAATTCCAAACAGAAACATGTTCTACCTGTGGGACAGTTTTAAAACGAGGATCGTACTCGCCGCCATCATTCCAGTTAGCGTACTCTTTATCAATAGCAAACGGGCCTTTCATAATGCCTGTTCCAAATAATGCCATCTCAAATGCGCTGCTACGTAAATTTTTATTGGCACCCGATTCTTCTAATTGATCGTGAATTTTTTTCTGCATTTTTTTAGCCGCTACCATGGCAGGACTAAATTCTATGGCTGTTGGAGTTTTTGATGGCCCCTCTTTAAGTTTATCCTCTACAGGTTCTAGTTTTTCTTGTAACGGTCCAAGTTGTTCACGTAGAGATTGCGAGGTAGCACCCGCTGGAAAATCTGTGCCATCTCCCTCATAACCGTAAATATTACGAATTTGTTCTGGTTCTTGGGGGTCAAAGTGAACATCAGCAACCACACCCTCTGGAAGTTCGGTGGGTTCTATAGATAGAGGAAATTTATTATTAGCAAATAAAACATCTACAATTTGACCGTAAGCAGCGAGTGTTTTTGTTTTTGTTACCTTGATAAATACGCGAGATTTTTCTGCTTCAGTAAACTGCACATCAGGGCCATACAAGCCTCGATAATTACGATAGGCTCTAAGCCACCGCTCTTCATCTTGATACCTATAATCTTCAGCGCGGTGATATCTTTCCATGATGAATGGTATGATACCTGCTACATCTATGTCAGCAGACACGACATCATCTGTATCTTCCAACGCAATAGCGTCGTCTTCCATCATAATTTCATCTTCTGCCATGTGTTTTTCCTTTAGTATCCAAATGTAGAGTCAGCTACTTGCATACCTGTTGATGGTCTGCCCGTGGGATCATAGTCGAAAATAGAGAACCGGGGTCTGGACATAATCCCATACCGTAGCGCGTCGTAAAGGTGGTCTTCAGATTTTGTGTCAACGTCTTCTGGATTTTTCTTGTCCAGAGGGATGGACGGTAACTGACTGACGACATTTGTACAGCTATTAAAGAATACAAGTCTTGGTTCCTCTGTAAACTCGTCTACCTGCAGACGCCTATGTATTTCATTTTTGCCAGCCACACGACTGCCTCTGCTGCGATCAGATGGACGCCATCGGCATCCTTTGCTAATCATTTGCTCCGCGAGACTAGGGCCAGTATCACCACGTTTATGCCAAAGACTGCTATCCAATACTCCATACTTTAGATTGCCGTCCTCTGCCTCTAGTTCCAGTATCATGTCCGCCAAATCTGTCGCAAGTACCTTTGATACATATAGTTCTCTATATACCACGAGTTGTTCGTCGGGAGCCACGGCAAACCAAAGTACGCCACTAAAAGAGCCATAACCATAATCGCAAGCGCGGAACTTGACCCAGTTATTAGGAATATTGAAAGGCTCAATAACATGGAGATCACGATTAAATTCGGTAAACGCAGCCCCTTCTTTAATATCCCAATCACCCTCCAAGAGTTGTCGTCTTTGCTGCTCTGGTAGTGACAGAAGCATTGCTTCGTAGTCACCTGATTCGGATAGGTAAGGATTGTCAGTAAGTCTCGCTGGGATAAATCTCCGTTTGAACAGAGGCTTTCCTGCCTTTGCGTGTCCGGCAGGATATCGCAGCACTTCGTTAGTTTCAAGGTCTGTTGCATCGAATTGCCTATTATATGGTGCAGGGTCGATGAACATCTTTTTGACCCAGTGATGACCCCTTCCACCGGGGTTAGTTGTAGCCCTCATAAAGATGGGCAAGTCAGGTGCAGTGGACCGTAGACGACTTCGCATGTAATCCCATGCATATGGTGTGGCCCATTGTGTTAGTTCGTCAAAGCCTATCCAGCTAAATGCTAGACCCTGATACCGCAAGACATCCTCATCTCTATCTAGGTAGGACATCCACAACCTTGCGCCAGATGGCGCGGTCCACTGCATCTTTCTTTCTGACCACTTAATACCGGGCCAGATTTTGGGGTACAACTCCTGCGATTTAAAAATAAGTTCTCGCAGTTCTTCGGTTGTATGTCTTAATAACAATCCACTAAATTGTGGATGCCCCATGTAGCGGAGCGGGTCTGCCAGCATGGCGTAACTTTTACCGCCACCCGCACTACCGCCATATAATACTTCACGCTCACTAGCAGCTAGAAACTCTGTTTGTGGGCCGGGATTAGGCTTAAACAAAACATTAGCGTGTTCTTCAATGCTAGATGTTTCATATGAAACTTCCTCAATCTGCTGCGGTTGCTCTTGCGCCTGTTCTGGCTTCTTCGATTTTTTTCGCTTTGGCGATTGCCGTTTCCGCATATTCTGCCCACTTGCGGATGCTTGCAGCTTTGTTCTTACGCTGTCGCTCATTAGCTAATCTTTTCCTTAATCCTACATGTGAAATATATCTTCCACTGTTAGTGCTTAACCAGTTAGCCACCTGACGGTATGAATATTGATTTACGTGTTTACGCGCTTTTTCTAACAAGTCAAGTTCTAAGGGTATAGGGTCAAGAATGTCGGGGTCTTCTTCACTCTGTTCATATCCAAATGGCACGGTACGTGCAATGCGTGGAATAGGCACCCACTCGTTTTCTTCTTTAATGTCTGTTGGCTGTGGCAGTTTCCACTTGCCTATACTTCTACTCATCGTCCTCTACGGGGGCTTTAGGTGGCATAAGCATAACACCGCCGCTTGCCTCTACCTGCATCTTCTCTGTCTTCACCAAACCTACACGGTCAAGCAGTTCTTTGGCGGCAGACATCTTATCACGGATGCCAAGTTCAGTCGGATCATATAATGCGCCTGTCATTGCAATAGCAGCTTTTGGTGCGTTCTGTGCCATGTACATTTGTGTGGCCTCAAGGATTTCTTCCTTCAGACCTTTGACAATCTCTGATGTAGAGGTGGTGTCTGAATACCCAGCCAGTTTTTTGGCTGCAACCATATTACCACCAGCCTCATCAAAAAGAACTTGCAGGAACACTTTTTGTTTGCCTGTCAACTCTCTAGCCATTAAACTCTCCGTGATGCATGGCATGAGCGAGTTTTGTACTACGTGATTTTACCTGATTTGCCCACCTGCTGTCAAGCATTTCTTTTGCCGCTACGTCAAATTTATTTTCGTGTATAGCGGCCCACATTTTTTTAAACTTGTTAAGACGTGGCACTCCAAGATTAAATGCCATATCTACAAGTACAAGTTGACGTACAGCGTCTAACTCTTCGACACAAGGGTGTGCGCGAACCAGTTCCTCTTCGACTATCTGTACGTCATTCTGTGCGAGGTACACCGCATCCGCTTCAGTGATGCCATCAGAATAAACATACTCAATACTTGGATAATCCATCCAATCTAGTTCATCCTTTGTAATACCCCGGTCATCCAGATTTCTTCCGATGCCAATTGTGTTGATGCCCAGCGTATCTTGATACACATCAAGACGCATACCCTCGTGGGCTACCAATTTTTCCATCAAAAGGTCTTTATCGTATTTCATTTCTCGTGTCCCATCCATACAGCAAAGGCACCTGTCATGGCACCCGTAACTACACTAACTAGAGCCGCTTGTTCTGGGCTTGGGGAAGGTAGAGTCATAAACCACTCCACTACCCGCCAAGCCGATAGCGACATCATAAACATCATCAAGCGGGGCAGTATCTTCCACTTGAGTATTCTTTCCATCGTTACTTCTGCCACGATTTATCCTCGCTTGTTCTTCGGTGGTTTTCTCGTGCAAACTCCACATCGGCAACGGGACTACCTCTTACCGAAGAATTTTGTAGCACTGCGTACACCAAAGCTGGCAGCAACAATAACACCAAGGCTGTATTGATACCATTCTGGCATGGATTTAAGTTGTTCAAAACCATTAGCCACTACACCTTCCATGCCGGGTATAAAAGCCAATATCAAAGGCACACTGAATAATATTACAAGCCATTCATCTTTCCACGAGGATGCGCTACCTTTAATAGCTTCCAAATCCCAGTCAATTTCAGCGTTGGCTTTGCGCTCATAAACCACCGCTTCAGCTTTCTTCTTAGCAACTTCAGCCTCAGTTTTAGCCTTGCCTTTTTCAACGTGACCCTCCAACCATGTGCCAGCTAGACTAGCTATCGGTCCTATCAGTGCTGTTAACATTCTTTATTTCCCATAATTTTTTCTTAATCAAATACACACGTTGTTCTACATCAGGCTCCATGTCAGCCAAGCGTACTTCGCGTGGGTCGTTACCCGCCTCTGCGAAATCGTGCAGTCTTTTTAGCAATAGATTTAGGCTGGCGTACAAACTGTTTCCCCTTGCGTGTGCCTTCTCTCTTAGCCCTAGTTGTAGCAGCATACTCTGCGCTTGTCAAGGATTTAATTGCTTTTTCGGGAAGATACCGTTCACCTGTCTTAGCGGAAGGCTTACCGGACTTTGTGCGCCACTTCTGCTTTGTCCATGATTTAAGACTTTGCTGTGACTTTTTTAGTGCCATTATAGTTTTCCTTGTGAGTGCAAAAGTAGAAGTACAAAAGCTGCCATTATAGTTAAACCAAGAACTAAAAAGAATGTTACGATAGATATTTCAATTATCTGTTTACGTTTACGTCTAGCTTTATCTTCTGCTTCTTTTCTAGCTACACGCGCTTTTGCCTGAAACCTTTGCCAATCATGCCACAGACCGGGACGACCTGTGTATATCATAATCTGCTTTAGCTGCTCTTCTTGCTCACGTATTTGCTCAAGAGCCATAAACTCTTCTAGGTCAGAGCCACCACCCTTTTTGAGTGACTTACGTTCTAGGTCTTGTTTCGCACCAACAAACTTAGCAATTGCACTACCGGCAGCAGCAATGTCCTTACCGTTAGATACAGCCTGTTTTATAACTTGAAAGGCCGCGTTTGCAGCCGCTAGTTCTGCCAGCATCAATACACCTTCGTATCTTTATTTACCATTTTAGGTAAGCAGTATGCAGTTATCTTCTGTCCCTGCTTATGTAATGTCTGTGCATACCACACACATTCGTTCAAGTCACGAAAGTACATGTCTTTGCTGACCAGCCTCTCGTCCTCTCCTATGCCAATATACACAAACAGGAGAAAGACGTGAATCATGGTTAGTTGCGGTAGCCGCCTCCTGCTTTTTTATAGGCTAGGGCTGTCATTTGCGCTTTTCTCGCTGACCATTGTCCGGGCTTGCCGCCCTTGCTTCCAGCCTTAATTCTATTAAATATACGCTTTCTTAATCCGGGCTTAGTATAGTTGCCAGCTTCGTTAACTCTGCTTTTGCTCTTTGCCGCACCACCCGGCGCAAGTTTAAGCGTTCTAGGCGATTTCTTTTTCGTGCCAGCCGATGCGGCTTTCTTTTTGACGCCTTTGACTGTGCCTTTGTTTGCGGCAGCATTGAAGACTTGTACACCTTTCCTACTCCCATACTGTTTTTTCATTGCAGCTTGTATCTTTTTACCTTTAGGTGTAAGTGGCATATCTCCTCTCCTATTTTTCTACTCTACTGTTCCAGTAGTCGTCGCCATAATCATGTAGTATTTCTTCGCCTTGCTTTATTTCTTTAAGCGCATAAAACTTAACAAAGCGTTCATCTTCATCTTCAATGTCCCACTCAGCGTTTGGACTTGCGCTATGATTATAGACCATAGCAAAGCCAAGTGGGATATAATACTCTTCGGTATCGACATAAGGCGTGTGAAACATGTAGTCATGGAGGATACACTCATCTCCCACGTCAGAATAATCCGCGACCAGATAAGGACACAACTCAATTGTATCTCCTTGAGCGTAGTCCTTATCCGCGAAAACACCAAGTCCATGTATTTCCGAATTTGCAACATATGGCATTACTTCTTCTTTTTAGCCATACCGCCGCGCATCATCTTTTTCTTCTTAGCCATCTTAGCCATGCCGCCGCCCATCATTTTCTTTTTGGACATGCCGCCTCCACGCATCTTGGTCATTCCACCACCGCGCATTTTCTTCTTAGCCATTTTAGCTTTACCGTGCATTGGCATTTCTCAATCTCCTTCTGTCAAGCACTAGAGCATCATAAACGTCTTCTGGAAAGTGTTCGTAGTAATTAGACTTTTCCAGATACAAAGCTGCATCGTCCAGTTTAGAAAGTTTCTGCACAAAGACCATACAGTAGGACAGGCTGTCATCAGTTACCTCATCATCGACAAGAAACTCAAGACCAGCCTCTGTTGCGTCATAGTCGGGGTGGAACACCATCAGGTGTAAATCAATACCAGCTATTGACATCAACTCATTCATGCCATCACACAAACCATCAAGGTATTCCATGTCTGGCAAATCTTCTTCAGCCCAGACTACGATATCATAGTCGTGACCATCAAACTCACGGATAGCATTCAGCAATCCGTCTATACCGGTGTTAATGCTAAAGACTACCTTGTCATCAGCCCATGCTTTTCTGGCATAGGGGCAAGGGGGTAGACCATTTAGTTTAGCATTTGGTATTTCTAAAAAGTCTTTAGACCACGTGCGTATGTCACGCTCGACGGGATGCACGTTGTTTTGTCTTTCGTTTTTGGGCTTCAATAAACTTTCGATACACTGCCGCAGGGGCCGTTTTACCTGCCGCTCTAGCGCGTTGTTCCATAGCAATCGCCGCTTGTGTCTTATGAGCATGTGATCTTCCAGACGCTTTAATTCTACGGACAGATGCCTCCGCATCTCTGACCGTAGCAAATTTAAGACCATGAATGGTTCCTTTCGGGTTTTCATCTGTGTACAGGTCACTATGCTTTTTTGACTTTGCGGGTTGACCTCTTTTTCTTGGAACTCTTTTTAGCGACACTTGGTAACAATCCTTTATTTACAGCCCTTGCTCTTTCGCTAAAACCCATCTTCTGTCCCGTTTGTATTTTACGACGGATGGTAGATAGCTTGGCAACCATTACTTTTTCTTCAGGATTTTATCAACTACATCTGGACGAACTTTTTTCAAAGCACGTAGTCCGGGATTTAACTTATCCTCGACAAACCCCCCATTAGCAAGGTACATGTGTTGCTTACCATTCGCCATGCCACCCATAGCCATTTTTGTTTTCTTCATTTTCTTTAGCTTGTCTTTAGGCACACTGCCTATACCAATCGTTACCACTGTTACATTATCCTTTTTCTTTGCCATTGTTACAACCTTTTATGACGATTATATCGACTACGATACTTAGAGAGATTACCTTGCGTACCATCTTCAGCGGCGGCAGCGGCACGTGATCCAGTGCCACCATACATCTCCATTAAAATTTTACGCTCTGCACTGTCCTTGGGGAATATATTTCCTTTAGGACCAAAGCCTGTACCACTACTAGCAGTAATACTGGTCCGTTTTACTTTTGTACCATTTGCTTTGCCATTACCGGTTACAGCCACACCATTTGTTTTTGCTGTTGATTTAGCACCATTACCGTTGGTTTTAGCAACACCATTTCTTTTAGCACCGTTTGTTTTAGTTGTGCCATTTGCTTTTCCATTAACCTTGGGCTTAACTGCTGGTTTTGGTGATACCGCACGATCTTTAGGTCTATCTTCTTTCGCACCACTGCCCGGTTTTGCTCCTACAGGTGGCCCTGCACTACGCTCGTATGTGCCAGTTGGTTTACTATCTTTTAAAATCGTTTTAGCCGCCTCTGCATTTTTTGGTGCTGCTGGGTCTTTTGATTTCAACATCATTTGAACCGCTGCTCCTATAGTAATAATACCAGCAGCTATGGCAGCTTTTAAAATTCTAGACATTTGTCTAGGTGATTTACCTGCGAGAGCGCGGCGAACTTCTTGAACAGTGCGCATGGTTTTACCGCCCACACGCGCCTGACGTATTTCCATGACATCTTTGCCGGGTTTCTTAACACTGGTGCGAGGGGGTTTAGTCACCGCCGTGCTGGGACTTGGTTTGGCAGGTTTAGGTTTAGGCTTAGGTATAACTTTAGGTGTGGTAGCAGCAGCGCCAGCCGGTGCTTTCTTTTCTGTTGCTTTACCCTCAATAACTTCGTTGTTCTTTCTTGGACCCCTACGCCCACCACGAGTAGCAGGTCCAGTGGGGGTGCGTGGCGTTTTTACGGCAGACAAAGGTTTTGCTTTATTAACTTGGGCGACAGATGGGTTTTTTATTCTCTTACCGCCTAATGATGAAATCTTGCGCAAAACTGCAGCGGTCTC